GATAAAGCCTTTGAAAATGCACTAGTTGACAAACTAGGACAAAATGATATTGTATGGGAAGAAGATGGATTTACAAGTAAATCCAAAATGTGGTTAACCTATGAGGAGGTTATAAATGGCACACGTTCAAGAACTCTACACGAAGAAGAGAGGACTAGAACTTGAATGGTCGCAGCACTACAATCAAGAGAAAAGATATACTCTTGATATGGTGAGGATTGATGACAGAATTAAACAGGTCATTAGTCAAATTAAATTGGCGGAAGCAGACGCTGCTCGTCACGTCAATAAAATAGAAGATGCTGCACCTGACGTATCTGTAGCTACGTAAACAAAAGCTACATCGCTGAAAACGTAACTTCACTACAGGATCTCTTGCACTTCTTAAAAATCTATTATATAAAATCCCTACTATACAATTAATTAGAATGCTGACGCGTATAGTCGACGGCCTAGAGACAGTATTCGGAAAACTAGGAGGATATA